AGCTCGACACCCTGCTAGCCCGAATCGAAACCGACCAACAGGCCCTTGCCGCCGAGAGCGCGGCCGTGGCCCGCGCCACCGAGGCCCTGCACGAATCCCCGGCGCTGCAGGCCGCCCTGGCCCAGGGCCAGGAGCTGATGCGCGGCCGGGTGCTGATGCTGATTGACCACCAGCTGGGGATGCTCCGCGAATCGCCCACGGCGGTGCTGCTGCGGGCGCTGCGGCAGCAGGTGCGGGAGGTGTCCCAGTGAGCGCCGAACTCTCACTGCTGCTCGGCTCCATCGTCGGCGGCACCGGCGCCCTGCTGTCGTATTGGGCCGGATGGCGGGCAAGGGGCGACGTGATGCGGATCAGGGGCGGCGTGCTTGGCCGGCCACCGCTGATCTTCAACGAAGGCCCCACCCAACGCGGCAACGGCAACGGCGGGCCCACCATGCCCAAGCCTCAATTTCCGCCCCCACGGCGCATTCGGGAGGACTTCCTGCCATGACCCTCGCCATCCTCGCCGGCATGGTCGAGATCATCGCCGTGCTGGTCATTGTCGGCACCGCCACCCTGGCCACGTCGCTGTGGTGGGCGCTGTGTGAGCGGTTGGTGGGGGAGGTGGAGTGATGACCACCTACGCCGAGTTCCTAGACCGCAAGCTCCACACCGGCGCTGACCACGGCTTCGATCCAGTGTTCATGCCGCCGCAGCTGTTCGACTTCCAGCAAGCCCTAGTCGAGTGGGCTGTCCGCAAGGGCCGCGCCGCAATCTTTGCTGACTGTGGTCTGGGCAAAACCGCCATGCAGCTCACATGGGCTGAAAACGTGGCGCGTCACACCAGCCGCCCGGTGCTGATCCTGACCCCGCTGGCAGTCGCCGCGCAGACCATCCGCGAGGGTGAAAAGTTCGGCATTGAGGCTCACCGCTCCAGCGATGGCAGCGTGATGGGGCGGATCGTGATCACGAACTATGACAGGCTCCACCTGTTTGATCCTGCTGATTTCGGTGCGGTTGTCTGTGACGAATCGAGCATCCTGAAATCGTTTAGCGGCTCCACCAGAAAGGCGATCACTCGCTTCATGGCCAAGATGCCGTACCGGCTGCTGTGCACGGCAACAGCTGCGCCGAACGATTACACCGAGCTGGGCAACTCGTCGGAAGCGCTCGGTGAGTTGAGCTACAGCGACATGCTGCGCCGGTTCTTTGCACAGCTGGATGACAAGGGCCAGAAACGCGAAGAGCGCCTGCAAGAGTCAGCCGAAGCGATGATCAACGCCAACGCCAACTACTACAAAAAGCTGGCCTTCAGGGTGTCGCAGACTATCGGCCAGTGGCGCCTTAAGCATCACGCCCGCGAGCATTTCTGGCGCTGGGTGGCAAGCTGGGCCAGGGCTTGCCGGATGCCGTCTGATCTGGGTTTCGCCAACGATGGCTTTATCCTGCCGCCTCTGGTTGAGCGTGATCACATTATTGCCCCGGCCACCCCGCCAGAGGGGATGCTGTTCTCAATGCCCGCCTTTGGCCTGGCGGAAGAACGGGAAGAGCGCAAGCGCACCATGCAGGAGCGCTGCGAGTTTGCGGCTCAGCTGGTGGAGCACGATCGCCCTGCCGTGATCTGGTGCCACACCAACGCGGAGGGGGACCTGCTAGAGCAGCTGATCCCCGATGCTGCCCAGGTTGCCGGCCGCACTCCAGACGATCGGAAGGTGGAGCTTTATGAGGCCTTCGCCGATGGCCGTCAGCGGGTGCTGGTGATAAAGCCCAAGATCGGCGCCTGGGGGCTGAACTGGCAACATTGCGCCCACGTGGTGACGTTCGCCAGTCACAGCTATGAGCAGTACTACCAATCAGTTCGCCGCTGCTGGCGCTTTGGCCAGCAGAGCACGGTCCACCTTGACGTGATCGCCACCGAGGGCGAGGCCAGAGTGCTGGCCAACATGCGCGGCAAGGCTGAGCGAGCGTCCGCCATGTTTGAGGAACTGGTGGCGCAGATGAACAACGCCACCACGATCAAGCGCACCAATCTCTACACCACTACACCGAGGCTTCCGCAATGGCTGTAAAGGATCAGCTCATCACAGACAACTACGCCATCTACAACGGCGACTGCATCGAGGTGATGCAAGGTTTGCCCGATGAGTCAGTGCATCTCACCGTCTATTCTCCGCCCTTTGCCGGGCTGTATCAGTACAGCAGCGACGATCGGGACATGTCCAACTGCCTGAACTATGACGAGTTCTTCGCTCATTACGGATTCTGCATTGACGAAATCTCCCGGATCACAATGCCGGGCAGGATCTCAGCGGTTCACTGCATGGACATTCCGCTGAGCAATGCCGGATGCGATGCCATGTTTGATCTGCCAGGTCGCATCATCCGCGAGCATGAGGCCCGAGGATTTGCTTATGGCGGCCGGCGGGTGATCTGGAAGGAGCCGCTGCTGGTACGCAACCGCACCATGATGAAGAGCCTGCACCATAAGACTCTGTGCGAGGACTCCACGCGCAACAGCATCGCCAACGCCGATTATCTGCTGATGTTCCGCCGCAAGGGCGAGAACCCGGTGCCAGTTGTGCACGAGGTTGGCCTGATGCACTACAGCGGAGAGCGAACTGTCCCAGCTGACCTGAACGGATACAGGGGGATGAAAGGAGATCAGAAAAAGAATCAGTACAGCCAGTGGATTTGGAGGCAGTACGCCTCCAGTGTCTGGGATGACGTCAGGATTGACAACGTGTTGCAGTTCCGCAGCGCCAAGGATGGCGAAGACGAGAAGCACGTGCACCCGCTTCAGCTGGACGTGATTGACCGAGCCGTGGTGATGTGGAGCAACCCCGACGAGACCGTGCTGACCCCCTTCATGGGCGTCGGCAGCGAGGTCTACGGGGCGGTGCAAGCTGGCCGCCGTGGCGTCGGCATCGAGCTGAAGCCCAGCTACTACCGGCAGGCAGTGCGAAACCTGGAGCTGGCCGGCGAGCCGGATCAGCCCGGCGATCAGTCATCCCTCTTTGACCTGGAGGCCGCCTAATGGAAACCCGCCGCCTAACCATCTGCCTCACCCTCCCCGAGATCGAGGCCCTTCGCCGCCAGCTCCGGCCTGGCGAGGGGATGAACGATCTGCTGCGGCGGATCGTGAACGACCGCATCCACAACCCCACCCCCCGATGATCACCCTTACCACCCCCACCCAGCAGGCCATGGCCCGCATCGCCACCGCCCCGGCCACCAGCGATCAGGCCCGGCGCCCACCAACACCCTCCACCCGGTTATCCCTGGCCGCCTGCCCCCTGGCGCCGCGTTGCCCTGAGCCGTGCCAGGACTGCACCAACGTCGCCCGCAGCGTCGCTGCTGAGCTGGGGCAGGTGCTGAGGGAGCGCCACGGCGGGTCCAGTTCAGTGGCGGACTGGCTGGATGGATTCACACACACTGGAGATGAACGATGAGCACTGATTACCGCGCCGAACTGCAACGCCCCGACTGCTTCGACTTCGCCATGGACTTCCTTGGCGAGCCTGAAGCAACAGAACTGCTCCAGTACATCGAGGCATTGGAGGCCCGCACCGCCCTAGCCCAGCCCGAGCCGGAGATTGAGCCGGCGGCGTACCTCCACAGACAGGGCAACTACACCGAAGCCTCAGAAATGTCGCTTTCGGAGGACGAGAAAGCTCGTGGATGGACTGAAGAACCTCTTTTTCGCCACACCCTGGCCCAGCCCGAGCCGGAGGGGGTGGGGGATGAAGAACTGCTGCGCACCTATGGCAAGGCCAAGCGCGACCACTGCTACGAGGGGCCGATGGATGACTGGCCCAAGCGAGCTGAGCGAGCCGCCACGGTTCATGGCCTCCGCGCCGTCCTCACCCGCTACGCCCACCCCACCATCGAGCCGGTGCCGGTGAGCGAGCGGCTGCCGGGGCCGGAGGATTGCGATGCGGAGGGGAGGTGTTGGATTGGGATGTGGAACGAGATCGATGGAGAGCAGATCCCAGACTGGGAACTCAGCACGCCTGCCCACTACACATGGAAGGGCATCACGGCCATTTCGTGCTGGCTCCCCTGCCGCGCCCTGCCAATCCCCACCCCCTAGGGTGCAGAACCGGAACCCATCCGGTATGATTCCCAAGTCAGCAGCCCGAGCGCGGCGCTGGCCATCCACTCGCCACCATTGCCATGACGACCATCTGCACCATCCTGGCCCTGTTGCTGTTTCCGCTGATCTTGCTGCTGTGGCTGACGGAATCCCGTCAGATCGGAA